CGGCGCAAAGCAGCCCCCGCGCACCAGCGGGATCCTGTCCGGTGGCGGCACCGTCCGCGATCGTGCTGGCGTGGATACCCTCGTTACCGCTTTCGGCGTTGGCTGGAGTGGTTCTGACAACGCCCCGGAGAAGTTCCCGTCTGACCCGCAGCCGAAGCCGCAGGGCGGCAGCGGCTCCTGATGGCACCTGGCGTCTCCCGCCTGAGTGACCCGGGCGGCGCCAGGGAGATACGTTCCGCCGCGATCGGCGCGGCCGTGGCGGCGGTGTGGCTGGCAGCGGAGATCGCCCTGCTCGCCGCCCTGGCCTCAGCGGTCCGCAAGGCCGTCACCGCAGCCTCAGCCGGGACCTATCCCGTGCAGCGCGGCGGCACCCCTGCGCAGCAGCAGGCACGGCAGCGCAGGCAAAGGCAGGCAGCGGCGACCGCCGCCGCGCAGGCCGCCCGCAGGCTCGCATCCCTCGCAGCCGCGATCATCGCCACCGCGATAGCCCGCACCATGGCCATCCTCATCGCCGCCGGGATCAGCCCCCGCGCCCATGTCCCCGTCCCGGGTGACCTGGCGCCGCTGCCCTCGTATCCGACGATCTCCGCGATGGTCAATGCGGCAGGGCGCACGGCTTACGCAGACGTACGGAGCCTGTTCCGGCAGGTGATGGCAGCCGTCCCGGACTCCGGGAGCCTCCCCGTCCGCCTCGCAGCCGCGCAGCAGGCCCTGTCCAGGGACGCCGCGCGGGGGATCACCGGGTTCACCGACGCATCAGGCCGCCGCCGGGACCTGACCGCCTACCTGGAGATGGCCGTCCGCACCGCCGTGTCCAGCCTCACCGACGCGGAACTGTACGACCGCCTCACCGCTGACGGCGGGGACCTGATCCTGATCTGGTCCGCATGGGCCGAGTCGGCGTGCCCGAAGTGCGTCCCGTGGCTCGGGAAGGTCGTGTCCCTCACCGGGCATACGCCGCCCGGTGCCGCGTTCTCGGTTCTCGGGGCCGGCGGCCGGGCGTTCTCCGGGACTGTCGCCGGGACCGTTCAGGAAGCCATCGCCGCGGGCTGGCGGCACCCGCAATGCCGGTGCTCGGCCACTGGCGTGACGGACGGCGCGGACCTGTCCGGGCTTGACGGGCCCCGCGAGACCAATGCGCAGGCAGCGCGAAGGCGCGAGGCGGACCGGCTGGCGCAGGCACACGCGGCCCGGCAGCGCCACGCCGCCCGCAGTGCCGTGCTGGCACTCACCCCGCACGAGAAGGCACGGGCGCGCAGGCATCTCGCGGAGACGCGCAGCCGCTAGTCCCGTACCGGCATCATGACCGAGATGCCGGTGTAGGCCGGCAGGTAGTCAACCTCTAGACGGTGCTCGCCGGCGCCCGCCACGGTGCCCTCGGGCACCACCGCTATCCACTGCGCGCAGCCATCCTGATCGTCCGGGTCGCGCATCAGCGCGCATTCCGACACCGAGCCGTCAGGGTGACGGATCCGCACGCCGCTCGGTGCTTCCGTTACCCGCTGCTGCTTCCTCCGTAACCACATCGTCACACCGTAACCGCGCACCCTCCCCGGTGCGCTTTTTTCATGCCGCCTGGCGCGGCCCATCCGAGGCCCTGGAGGCCACCCGCAATGAACACCACCCTGCCGACCGCGCCCGGTGCGCTCCTCGGCTACCGCAAGAACGGACTACCCATCCACGTCGCCGCCGGCGGAGCCCCCGGTGACACGGAAACCCCTCCCGAAGGCACCCCGGCGCCCCCTGAGACGCCGCCGGCAACTCCCCCGGCGGGAGAACCCCCGGCAGCATCACCCGAGCCTGCCAGCGGACAGGAGCCGCAGCAGGCCGCAGGAGACGACCCGGAGAAGACGGCAAGGACCGTCGCTGCGATCCGGGAGGAATACAAGCAAGAGCGCGCCAAGAGGCAGGCCATCGAGAAAAGCCTCGCCGACATGAAGGCCGCAGCCACCAAGGCCGAAGCCGACCAGGCCGCCCGCAACAAGGCCCTGGCCGTTGCCCTCGGCATCACGCAGGAGGAAGTCACCCCCGAGCAGCTCGCCGAGCGGGCCCAGCTCGAGCGTGATGCCGCGAGAGCGGAAGCCACACAGCACGCAGCGCAGAAACGCGCCGCTGACGTGGAGCTCGCGGTCCTGCGCAGTGCTTACGCGAGCGGCGTCAACGGCAACGCGCTGCTGGATTCCCGCGCGTTCGTCGCCACCGTGACCGGGCTGGACCCGGCAGCGGAGGACTTCGGGCAGCAGGTCACCGAGGCCATCACTGCCGCCGTGACCGCCAACCCGGGCTACAAGGCCGCGATCACCCCGACGCCGGCGGCCGGGGCGCTGACGCCTCCGCCTGCTGCAACGCCTCCTCCGCCCACGATTCCGAGGTCGGGCGGGGAGTTCAACGGCGCACCGGGAGGGAGCAGGCAGCTCACCGAGGAAGACGCCGCGCGGATGTCCCCGGCTGAGGTCTGGGACGCGATGAAGAACGGCCTGTTCGCAGGCGAGGGCTTCGCCAAGCCGAAGTCGAAACGTTACTAACCGCTGACAGCCGCAAACGCTCACGCGGTCCCTAATCCGATCCGAGCCCCAGCCAACCGGAGGGGGCTTTTGTCATGAAAGGAACGTGAGCGTTCGCTATGTCCGTTTTGAACTTCAAACCTTCGATTTGGTCGAAGGTCATCCTCGCTGCACTCCAGCGCAAACTGGTGTACGGCAGCCCGATGGTCGTGAACAACGACTACGACGGGGAGATCAGCGGGCCGGGCAACAACGTGCATATCACGCAGTTCGGTGACCCCACCATCTCCGCCTACACGATCGGCTCTACCCTCGCCTACCAGGCGCTCGTGGACGCCGGCATGCAGCTTCAGATCAACCAGGCGTACTCGTTCTCGTTCGCCATCGATGACGTGGACCGCAGGCAGGCCGCCGGCGACATGCAGGCATACCTCGAAGGCCGTGCTGCGTACCAGCTGGCCTTGACCGCCGACACCTACATCGCGGGGCTCTACACCGCGATCGGCTCGGCCAACACCCTGGGAACCACGGGCGCTCCGCTGACCCCGCTGCCCTATGGCGGCAGCACCTCCGACCCGGCCGACGCCTACATCAAGGTGCTGGAGCCGCTCAAGGTGATCCTCGATCAGAACAACGTCCCGGACGAGGACAGGTACGTCACCTGCCCGCCGTGGTTCGTCTCGCTGATCAGCCAGACGCAGGCGTTCGTCAGCGTCACCGACATGCAGGGTGATGCCTCGCAGACCTTCCAGCGCGGGTTCATGGGCACCGCTTCCGGGTTCAACATCCTCAAGACGAACTCGACGCCTCAGCCCGTCGCCGGCGGTGCCGGTACCGGAGTCTGGGCCATCCAGGCAGGTCACCCCATGGGAATCACATATGGGGAGCAGATCACGGAGACGGAAGCACTTCGCCTTTGCTATAGCTGAGGGCCGCCGTCCCGCAAGGGGCGGATGAAAACCGCGAGAATTGCTGGAAAGCCCGAGTCACCTGACTAGGCCACAACGTGGGGCGAAAGCCCGAGCGTGACGGCCTGAAAACTAGTCAGCAGAGGGGTAATCAGCAGCCGAGCCCGCCTGCCGGAAGGCGACGGGAAGGTTCACAGACTATGTACGTGGCACCCCACGCGGGTGAAGATATAGTCGGGCCTCACGTGAGAGCGTGAGAGGGCGGCAGAAATGATCGCCCCCAGCCTCCGGGCCGAGTAACAAAAGTGTCAGACTTCCTTTAGTGATGCAGTGAGAGGTTTGCACGTATATGGGGCACTAGTGACCAGACCGGACACTCTGGCCCTAGCCTACGTGGAACGCCCAACGGGTATCTAAACGGACACCCGGGCAAACGCAGCGGGGACCGCGATTCTGTCGGTCCCCGCTGCTACGCTGGGCAACGTAAAAGTCGCGACGAGTGATTGCACACTCGCCGCGACACCAACGCCGAACCTGATTGCGCAGGAACGACATGGACAAGCGTACTTCCCCGTCCTCTGATGCGTGGCTTCCGCCAGCCGGGACGATGGGCATCTACCACATCACCTGCCTGCCTACCGGCTGTGCCTACGTCGGCTCGTCCGACGTAATCCGGCGTCGCTGGCAGAAGCACAGGACGCTCCTGCGCGGCAACCGGCACCACAACTACCTGCTGCAAGCCGCGTGGAACGAGCACGGCGAGACAGCGTTCACGTTCACGATGACCGAGGTCATCACGGACCTTGACCTGCTGATCGCCGCCGAGCAGCGATGCCTGGACGCCGCGAAGGCAGCAGGCCCCACCTTCAACATCGCGCAGGACATCGCCAGCCCGTACCGGGGCCTCGTCCACACCGACGAAGCCCGCGCGAAGATGAGCGTCGCCATCCGGGCGAGCATGACGCCCGAGCGCTTGCAGGCGATGCGCGAGCGTGTGCAGGGCGAGCAAAACCCCGGCGGCAAGATGACCGAGGCGACCGTCCTTGACATCGTGCGCCGGCTGCTCGGCGGCGAGCACCCCAGGGAGATCGGCGCGTCCCTCGGCGTCGTGCAGGAATCGGTCTACCAGATCCGCAGTGGCCGCACCTGGAAGCACCTCGTCACCGCCGAGCAGGTAACGGCGATGAAGGCGATCAACCAGTACGGCAACCGCTGGAAAGGTGTTGTCCCAGAAGAACTGCGGGAGCACGGCCGCAGGCTCGGCCAGTCCAACAAGGGCAAGATCCTCAGCCCGCAAAGGGTCGAGCAGATATCCCGGCGCGCACGGGGAACCGGCAACCCCAAGGTCAAGCTCACTGAGGATCAGGTTCGCGAGATCAAGCGGTTGCTAGTAGGCAGCACCAGCTACAAGGACTGCGAGATCCTCGCCGTTCAGTTCGGCGTGACGCCCAGCACGATCTACCGCATCAAGACGGGCGAGACCTGGACGCACGTCACGTCCGAGCCAGAGCCGCTAGGTCAACTGACTTTCCCGATTCACTAGGAGCCCCAAGCGGGTCTCCTGTCCAACAAGAAGGAGACCCGCCATGGCGGCACGCACTGCACTGACCCCTGTTTCCCTCTCCGACGACGCCGCTGTCAGCCAGGGAGCGGGAGCAACCCCCGACGCGGTGAACGGCAACACGATCGCGCTGGGGCCGTTCGGGCTGATCCTGATCGTCACCAACGGCGGCGGCACGGCCCGGACCATGACCATCCGCGCGGGCGGGTCGGGGAACACCGCGTCCGGCGCCGCCGCCGCCTCGGTGCCGTTCGAGCAGGCGTCCTCGGGTGACAACGTGATCACCTGCACCGCCAACGCCACCGTGGTCGTGCCGATCGGGAACACTGACCGGATCACCCAGGCAGACGGGTCGGTGTCGCTGGACTGGTCGGCGTCCACGTCGCTGACGGTGTACGCGCTGATCAAGCAGAAGTCCGGCCTCGGCTGAGACTAGGATCACGTCCATGCCACAGATGATCTACCTGCAGGAGATCGCGCCGAGGGGCGAGATCCGCGGTCACGTCGTCGGCTGCACGCTCCCTTTGCAGCCGGTGATGCGGAAGCGGTGGGATGAGGGGGATCTGCGCCGGGTCACGGAGTCAGGTGATCCGTGGCCCGGCGGGGATGTCCTGCCAGACGCCGAGCCTGACGCGGCGGAGAAGGACGCCGTGCCCGCTGCTGCCGTGGAGTTGCCCCCGGTGGACATCGACGGCACGGACGAGCCCGAGCGGCCGAGAGGCAATGCCTCGCAAGAGGTCTGGCGGTCCTACGTGGTTGCTCTCGGGGCACTCAGCGAGGAAGAAGCCTCGGGGATGACGCGGGATGAACTGGTAGCGGCGGTCCCGGCTACTGGGGACGCGCACGCCCGCTGACCCGCACGCGCGGCCGTCTCGGGCCGTACGGTGGCGCCTCGGGCTTCTCGCGCGGCTCCGTGTAACCGACCGTGGCGTAGATGGGCTGATCGGGTAGCACGCCATTGACTGCGAGGTGGGTGGCCCAGTCTTCAGGGTCATCGATCCGGGACTTGCTCGCGCGTAGGTCCACGTACAGGCTCGCGGCGTTCTTGTGGACGGTCTCGATTAGCAAATGCGGGCCGGCGTACAGCCAATGCACGTACGGCCAGTCTTCGCCTCGCCAGTGCCTCATGCCGCCCATCGTCCCATGTCAGGCGGTGAGCCGGTGGGCGTCCCCTTCTCCAACGACATCTGGCTGTACGCCGTCCCCGGCGGCCAGA